AACCTCGCTGATGTCAACGATGGGCAGGTAGTCACCAGCCGCTGGTGCAGTCAGTGCTGTCAGATCCGAAATCTTACGGTCAGCCATTGCTGGAGCAGTCCTTTATGGCCTACTCTACTGCTTCTGGCATTTCAGGCGCCACAAAGCTGCCATTGACGTAACCCCAGCCGATACCTGCGCCATCCTGCAGCGGCACCAGATCGCAACCTTCAGGTGGTTGCCATGGTGCCTCACCATCCCAGACGGTGACATTAATGACGATGCCGTTTTCGACGATTGCGTAATCCATAGTCATCACCAGATGTAGACGATACAAAGGCCAGCACCGCCAGCACCACTGGCGACTGCCGTTTGATTAGAACCACCGCCACCACCACCGGGCACTGATGCAGCGGTGCCGGTGTTGGATGTAGAGCCATCACCGCCGTTTAGGCTGTCGCCACCTGCACGTTGAGTGGCAGAACCGCCAACAGAAGCAGCGCCACCGCCGCCGCCACCCCAGAAAGCAGCCGGGCCATTGCTTGTGCCGCTAGCGCCACCGGCACCGCCGTAATCACCTGTATCCCCTGCATTGCCGCCGGTCAATATAGAGCCGTGGCCAGCGCCACCTGTACTGCTAGATCCAGCGGCCAGGCTGCCGCCGCCGCCGCCACCAGTAGCAATAAGTGTGCCTGCCACATTGGTGCGGCTACCACCAGCGCCACCATAAGCACTCATCAAGCTGCCGAATGTGCTGGTGCCGCCGACGTTGCCGTTGGCGTCAGTGCCGGATGCAATGGCTGCACCACCTGCGCCGATTGTGACCGCAGCAGAACCAGGCAAATCAGACAACTGGAAAAGCCGCTGCACGCAGGCACCGCCACCACCGCCACCACCGGCTGTTGCTCCAAATCGCGCACCACTGCCGCCGCCGCCCCATAAGGTGATCAGTGCAATGGTGCCAGCGGTGGGCTTGACCCATGTGCCGTTGGCGGTAAAAACTTCCTTGCTAGAGCCGGGCGGGATGGCATTCCAGCTTGCGACAGTGCCGTTGGTGGTGAGGTACTTGCCGCTTTGGCTGGTCTGCGACGGCAGCGTGCCCTCAAAGGCGACGGTATTGCCGACGATGGTGCCAAGCGTGATCCATGCATTATTGGCAGCGTTGCGCTTCTTCCAGATCGGGTTGGCGCCGCTGGTATCAATCCAGTCCATGAACGCCACCGTGGTGGATGGCGCGGTGCCGCCGCTGTTAGCCGAAAACAGTGCGGCGAGGTTGTTGTTGATGTCAGCGCGGACCGTCGGGAATGTATCGTTCTGAACGGTCTGGTCAGCTTGCGCCATTAGACGATCTCTCTGCCGTAGCCAGTAGCAGTGTAATCGCAACTGCGGGTGACGCCCGCATTGGCACTGTTGTAGAAGTTTACGGTGAAGCCGGTGCGGCTGGTGGCGGTCACGGTGTAGTAGTCGCCGGTTGCCATGTTCGACGGGCTGATCACAATATTTGGCGTCTGGTAAAACGCCTGGGCAAACGTGACCGTGTAGGTGTTGGCGCCGGTGCGGTTGCCAGATTCAACCCGCTGCTGCAGTTCAGCCGTTGCGCCAAGGTCTGAAATTGCCAAGCCGACCAGGTTGCTTTCAGTGGCGCCGATCACCCGCACCTGGATGGCGCGTGCTCGGACCACTGCATTGACAAACTCGTTCCACGGTCCCCACGTTGGCGTGCCGGCTGGGTTGTCGTTTGTTGTGCGGACATAGGTCACGCAGTTGACCTGATCAAGGTCGCTGCCATCGAAGTTGCCAGGCTGGTCGTCAAACAGCCCCGTAACGCTATCAAAGTTGATTGATGTGCTGACCGGATAGCTAATGATCCGGCGGCGCAGGTTGATGTCATAAACCTGCGTCAGGTCCAGCGTATCCTTGTAGACGTAGGTGCCAGTCAGCGCAGTTGCTGGGTTCAAATACAGCGCAACCTTGCCAGCGTCATAGATGAAGTTGGTTTTGGTGCCATCAAACTTCGGCACCAGGTTTTGCTCTTCCCAGACCTTTACGCTCAGGCGTGGCTGCGGCGTGGGCAATGCTGCATGGATGCCGACCGGCACCAGCGACCGCACGCCGGATTGATCACGGAAGGCGACGAAATAAGTGCCGGCCAGCAACGGCACCTGTTTCTGGGTTTGGTTGCCAGCCGCTGCCTGCACGATGGCGTTACTGGTTGACCACTCCGCTGCTGGCATGTCACGCGGGTCATGACGAATCAAGACCTCACCGCCAATCAGCACATCAAGGTCAGTTGCTAGATCCCACTGGATGATGGCGGTGCTTTCGTTGATGGGCACCAAGCTGACGCCTGTCGGGTTGGCAGGTGGTGCGCTTACGCCCGTCACCGAGAACATCATCTCTGCCGGTGCGCTGCTAATCACCTGCGTCGAGCTGATGGCATACACCTCCACTTGGTAGTTGCCAGTTGTGACATCCTCGATCTCGTACAGCGGGCCGTACTGACGCACCTCTGTCCAGTTGCCAAACTCTGCCCGCCACCGAATTTTGTATTCATTGACGCCACGGACACCCTTCCATGTGAGTGCCAGCTTGGTGGTAACCCGACCATTGAGCGGATACAGAATCTCGGTGCCGGTTAGATCTTGCGGCGTTGCAGGTGGCTCGTTCAGGTTGGTGATGTCGCGGGCTTCAAGTGGTGCGCCACGCTCTACATAGTCATATTTGCTGCTGTTGTAGCTGACGGCTGTAACCGAATAATTGATGCCCTCTTCTTCTTGGATGCCCAGCACTTTCCATTGCGTCGGCTGGATGTCGCTGGTTTCAACCATCCACACGCCACCATTTTGTGGTGCCATGCTGAAAGGCGGCGTGACCGTGTACACACCAGCAGTCAGATCTGTGATGGTGCGCGATTCGACGATGCCATCGTCTAGCACCACGCTCAAGGTGCCGGTGCTGGGCAGGTCGGTTGCATTGTCAACCGTGACGGTGCTTGCGGTTCCGCTACTGATGCGGCCAGCACGGCGGGCGCCAGCTTTTACTGGGTCGGCAATGTTGATGACAGCGCCAGGGCGAACGATGATGCCGTTCTCCAAACTGGTGGTGAAGCTGCATACTTCTGTCTCATAGCGTTCGGAGTAAAGAATCCACTCGCCCACGCGATGCGCTTGTGACCGGCTGGTGGTGGCAAATGCCGTGACCTCTTTAGTCACCACGCCATAGCGAGCGATGCCTTCAGGGTCTTCGACTACTTCCCGATCAATGTCGCCCAGCTCTAGGTTGAGCCAGCCAACAACGACAACAGTTGAGCGGGTTTTCAGGCTACTGGATTCGTAGGTGAAGCCATCTTCACTGACATTGGCGAGAGTAAATAATGCAACCGGATCTGCTGCCCGGTCTTGCATCATGCTCAATGATCCAGCCGCCCAATAAGGCATGGCGCGGAACACTGAACACATATCGTTAATGAGCTTATAGGCCTCTTCTTGCGTTTGGATGTTGACGTTGCAGCTAAACCGTGGCTCGCTGATTGGATCATTTAGGCCAGTCGATACCAGTTCAGCGCAATACTTGCTTGCTTGGAAAAATGCCCATTTGTCCAGTGTGTTGGCTTGGATGTGATCACCCAATCCGTAGCGCCTGCTGGTGAGAAGATCCCACAAAATCCAAGCGGGGTCGCTGGTCCATGCAGCAGCGCCAAATGTTCCATTCCAGATGCCGGCATAGGTAAGTCTGCCGGTTTCTAGGTCAACGGTTGCATTACTTGGGATGGCGACTTTGATGCCGCGAATCTTGTATGCACGTTGCGGAATGTTGCTGAACTGCTCAGCATCAATCCGTGTAGCGACGTAGGCAGTGTTCGGATACTTGAGCTTTTTGTAAATCAGCTCGGTGTAACTAGACCAAGTGAACGCGTTTGCTTCTTTGACACTGGTCGGCTCTGGCGACGTGCGGCTAACGCGGATGTCAACAGGAAACGCACCAGCAAGGTCAACGATGTAGTCCCGTTGATACAAGTCAGACGTGCGGCCTGAAATTGTGTCAGTGATGATCGTGGTATAACTGCCACCGAAATAGCGGACTGCAATGGCTAGCGACAATGAAGTGCCAACAATGTCGCCGTTATCCAGCACTTTTTGCAGCGACGGCACGCCTATTGTTAATCGAACGGCGTTTACGTTGGTATCGATAATGGTCTTGACGACAGGCGTTGCAAGAACTACAGATTGATTAACCGAGATCTCCTCTTCAACGGCATCAAACCCTGGCACATAGGCCTGGCTTTGCGTGCCAAACTTGGTCACGACGGTGACGTTTTGAAAGTTAAAGTCAGATTCCTGCGGCAGTGTGTTGTCGGCAGTGGCATTAAGCAGCCGCGTCTTGTTGAAGTAAATATCCTTCATCGACGCGTTCATGTATTGCGTCGTGCCTTGCGTCAATCCCAAACGTGATGGCGTGGCAAATCCTTCGATTTCACCTTCGCTAAGGATTTCAACAATCTTGGCGTAAGCCGTTGAGTCGAGGTTGTCTTTGGCTTCTGTGGATTTACGAAAGGCGCCGCCGCCTTTACCCTTACCACCACCACCAGCACCGTAGATGCTCATACGCCTGACACCTGCACAATGTCAGCGCCAGCGCTAACGACAATGCCGCCAACCAGCATCTCGCCATAGACAACAGGCACCGGCACACCAGCCCGCGTGGTGTTCTGGATGCCGCTAAAACTAAAACTTTTTTTCGGATCGCCTTCGTCTTGGTCGGTCTTCGGTGTTGGGGTTAGTACCTGCGCAATGCCACCAACAACTAAGGCAGCACCAAGAATCACGCCAGCCTGCGTCGCATACGCAATTGCCTGCAGGCCAAAGCCAGCCAAATTACCAGCCAGCGCCGCACCTGCCGCCAAGCTGGCTGCGCCAAAGGAAATAGCTATCAGCGCCACCCCCAGCAAAATCCGCCCAATGGCACCAGCGCCAGCCATCACCGGCACGATCTGGATCTCGCGGCCCATTGGGTTGTCGATGTCATCCAGCGTTAGATCTTCACCAGCGGTGTGGACGCGGTAATACTGTTTCGCCATGTGGCCTTCAAGCTCAGGCCAGTTGGTCACTAAAAAACGAATTGCTTCAGCGGCAGTGGCAACATCTGCCTCTAGCACCCGATGGCCGACAAACTTAGCGAGGGCGCCGTACAGCTTGATCTTACGCAGCATGACGCAACCTCCTTCCTGTGCATTTTAGGGCCCAACCTCCAAGGATATCCCTAGATGACAACCGTCCCTGCAGATGGTGAAGCATCATCTGATCACCCAGGTAGATGGCGCAATGGTTCAGGCCAGGGCTGCTGATGCTCATGAACAGCAGGTCGCCTTTTTCTAGTTCTTCATCAGGCAGCAACTCGCGAAAGCCTGTCGCCTTCCAGCGATCATCAAAATACGGTTTGGCTTGAAAGTCTTCTGGGTTGGTGCAGCGTTCCCAGTCGCGTAGCTTGATGCCCTGTTCGGCATACCAGTCACGCGCCAGTGTCCAGCAGTCATGCACCGCCCACACCCACTCGCGACCAATCAATGGCGCCTTATACCCGCATGGTTTGCATTCGCCCCATGCTTCGAGGTTGGGGTTGACAATGTACCAAGGCAAGCCGCTGGCTTCACATGCGGCGCGGTCTGCTGGTGATGGATGCGGCGGTGTGCTTGGGTGGCTGTGGACAATAGCCAACACCTCGCCTTGATCCTCGGTTGCGGCGTAATCCTCGGTTGACAGCACAAACATCTGATCTGGTGCTGCCGCTTGGTTGCGACATGGGATGTAATGCTCGCGGCCTTTGATGACCACCAGCAACCCACAGGCCTCGCGGGGTTGTTCCGCCTTGGCGTGCTCCAGTGCTGCGTCGCGCCAGGTCATTGTCATCCGCTGACTGTACCAACGCCAGGGAATCCACCAAACGGTAATTCAGCATTCTGCCCGAATCGCAGGTGGCAGCTATTGAGCCGCTTGCCGCATACGTCACCAGATGCGCTCAGCACCGACTGGTCTGCAGCATCGAAATAATTGGTGCCGGTGTAGCCGCACTCAGCGGAGCGGTAGGTCCATGGGCACAGGTTGGCGATGCACTGCCGCTTGGGCGCCCGCACACCAGCAAGGTCAAAGCTGGCCGCCAGCTCAAATTCAACGAGGTTGCGATTTTCCGCACTTTTTCTATCTATATAATAAATCTCTCGCGGGAACTCGGCGCTGGTATCTTCTGTTGGATTGGTTGGCTCCAGCAGGAAACTACCGCCATCTTCAAGCAGCAGTGCATCGCCGTCCTCAAGTAGCAAGATGTCGCCGCTAACTGGGTAGTTAGCAGCATCGAGATACTTGGCCAGCGTGCGAATGCGCGTTACCTTGGCGCCCTCTAAGCCAACCGGCAAACTGAGGATGATGGCAGTAACCGTGCCAAAAATGTTGCTAACGCGAATCCTTGGCCGCGGCAGTGACCCCTGTCCACTGTATTCAAACCCGTCTGCTTCAATCGGAAACTTCAGGTAACTATTGCCACGCCAAATCACATCACCGTTATTGACCAGGTTGGTGCCCGAATGGAAACGATAAACCTCGTTGCTGCCATGGATCGCAGTGACCAGTTCCAGCTCAAATAGCTCGATGATTGCGCTGGGGTTAGATGTCTGGAAGTCACCTGACAAGATGGTGACCGCCATCCATGTGGCAGTGCCATCGACAGTGGTATTACCGATAACCGTCGGCCAGAACGGTTCCGTCGCGCTAGTTGTACCGGCAACCGTGCAACGGAAGAAAAAGCCCGTCGCTGGTGGAATCGTTGCCTGTACAACATCACCGACGTTGTAGGCGTAACTAGCTTGCCACAGTGCGGGTGCAGTCATCAGGGTTCAAATACTTCGCGGAATGTGGCTTGTACTTGGTTGTTGTTGCAGTTGCTTAACGTAACCTGCCATTCTTCGCAAATGTATTTCCCGGCGCTGCCGCGGGGTGGAGTCCAATCAAAAGATTCAACGCCACCACGCGCCTCTAAAAATGAAACTATGTTTTCCCGCTCGGCATCTGTCCGGTTGGCAAAGCTCAACGTCCACTCTTTTGGGTCAGGGTTAAGCCCAAAAGTAACCCGCTGCTCATAGCCGTCACCTGCTTGGAAACGCCGCACCCGTGGTTTGCTTGCCTCGGTTGCTTCAAAGCTTGGAGTGTAGGTAAAAGTTGCCATGGGTTAAGCCGCCAGCAAGCCGCCGGGTCGCCGTTGTTTAATCAATTCTGCCTGCACTGCCTGCGAAATGGCACGGCCAAGTTTTTCACCTTGGCCAGCGTTCCCCTGCACCTGGCTGCCCTTGGCATCCACGCTCACGTTGACGGTGGTATTACCGCCGCCGCCGCCCTGCATTGCAACCGGAATCCGCCGGCCATCGGGGAGGGGCACATAGGCCTCAGGCGTCGAGCCCTCGCCAAACATTGCCAGTTGTGGGCTGTTGGCAATGCCACCGCGTGCGTAAGTTTTTAACGGCATCGGACCGTTGCCGGTCATGATGCCGCCGCCAGCAAAAGTAAAGCCGGGGAAAATGCCACCAAGGGCTTTTACAATTGGCCCAATAATTGCCGCGCGAATTGCGATACGCGCCAAGTCAGAAAGAATACTGGTGGCTAGTTCCTTAAAATTGGCCTTGCCGGTGGTGACGAACGCCGTCAGTTGGTCCTCCAAACCTTGCAGACCACTGGTGACAGCTTCGCCAATGGCACCGCCCAAGTCCTTGACGCTGTTGTAGTAGTCCTGCAAGCGGTCACGAATGCCAACGCCAATAGATTCGCTGTCAGCTTTCTGCTTTGCAGTTGCGGCATCCAGCGCGCCAGCACGCTCACGCAACAGCCGCACATGCTCAGCCAGTGCGGGGTTGGTCTGAGCAAGAATGTCCAGCTGCAGCAGGTTTACCTGAGCATTTAACTTTTCCAGCTCGGTCAGTTCGGTTTTGCCGCGCACTACCTCTGCAATTTTGGCGTCGTATTCAGCAACGCTGGGAAGCAAGTCTTTCAACCCTTGCAGATAGGTTTGATCAGCAAGCGCCACGCTTGCCGCAGAGAACCTATCAATCAAATCAGCAAAAGGCTTTACGTCTAGCTGGCCACCGGCTTCGTTGATTTCGCGCGCTAGCTCGACCACGCTCAGCGTGAGTTGCTTTACCTTTCGGTCGTTTTCGGTGATTGCCTCGTTGCGCTGCAAAAACAGTTGATCGGTAGCCGATGCGCCCACGCCTGCATAAGCCGCCGCAACATCCGCAATGCTGTTTTGCAATTGCCCTTGCAGGTCGATTGCCTTGCGGGTCAGACCTTGCCGCCGCTCCAGCAGTCGTTCCTGCTCTGCAGCAGCCCGCTTTTCTTCTGCTGCTGCCCGTCGCGCAGCGGCTTCTGCCCCCCTATCCGCTTCGCTGGTGTCAAGTGCCATCGGGCGGCCACCCGTGCGGCGACCAGTGCCGGGCGAGGGCGCAGACCCAAACGCCAGTTTGCCAAGGTCCGCCAAAATCTTTTTTTGTTCTTCAATGCCGCTTGTCACTCGGTTGGTAATTGCATTCCACGCACCAGCAAAGTCACCCGAAAACGCCGCTTGCGCTGCTTGCACCGCCGCCACGATGTTCTTAATTAAAATGTCCACCGCCTTGACAACGGTGTAAATGACCACCGCAACGCCGCGAATGCCCATTTCAATAATTTTAAATAACGCCGTCCAATCCTGATCTGTGTTAAACAGATCGCTAAACACTTCGAGAATTGACTGCAACGCCGGCAATAGCGCATCGGTTAGTTCCAACCCAAAACCTTGCGTTTTAATGCCAAGCGTTGTAATTGTGTCATTGAATAAATCAGAGCGCGCGGCAAAATCTTCACCTACTTTGTAAGTAAATTCTTCAATGCTGGCCGAGCCTTCATTTAGCAACGGAATCAAGTCCGCGCCGGACTTGCCAAAAATTGCAACCGCTGCGGCCGCTTTTTGCGCACCATCAGGCATGTCGGCAAAGCGATCGGCAATCTGTTTCAACGCCTTGTCGGCCGGCACCACCTGGCCGTTGGCGTCTTTGACGTTGACGCCCAGCGCCTTGAACTTCTGCGCCAGCCCGTCGTTGCCTTCGGCTGCCTTGACAAGGTTGACGTTGAGCTTGGTCAGTCCCTTGCCCACCGTGGCTATGTCCACGTCTGCCAGCTTGGCAGCATTGCCAATGCCGATCAACGCAT